GCATTTTTATGGGTTCCTTCAGTTCCCAAAAGCCGATTATCTTACCGAAGATCCGGGCTTCCATGTTGCGTCTTGCTTCAGGGGCGGTCATACTATAAATCTCTTTAGTTCATTGAATGATGCGCAGTCTTTTATGATGTGCCTCCATGCCTGAAGCCTTTGTATGCTCCCTACCGGGTCATCTGAGATACCGCATATCTGCCCTATGTTGCAAGGCTTCTTACAGACCTTGCAGCATCCCTCGCACTCAGAGCTGAAGTGACACATCATGCACTGCTCTTCCTTGGTGACCGGGAATGGTATTTCGGGATGGCTGGACACTGAGAGTTAACTTATAAGTTAATTTTTGCCGCATGTATCACATCCTCCGGCAGGCTGTTCACTCCAAAGAGCTGAACCAGCAGCCACCAAAAGAGCAGGTAAAGAGCAAACACGCCCACGAAAAAGACGGTCGCAATAAGGATTCCCATGACATTCTTTCTCACCGGGAAGGGTTCTTTCTGTTTGTCCTGGTACATGACCCGGACTTCTTCTTCTGTTAAGATCTGTTCCATGGTTATACCGTTAAAGTTTCTGCGAGTAATTCTTCACGGTTGTATTCTTCCGTGTATTTATTCATGTTCAAGTCAAAGGTGAACCGAATGATTTTCTCTGGCTTGTCAATCTGCCTCAGTATCCACTCCGCGTCAACCTCATGTAGCATTATCTCAAGTTTGTTGTGCCAGCAATAGTGCTGCATCCGGCTTAGTTTTTTCCAGTCCACGGGGTGCGTATGTACAACCTCATAGAATGCCTGGATATGTCCGTCCTTATAAGCAACCAGGTCGGGAATGAAGCGCCACCCGTCAACATCAAGTTCAACTTCGGCCCTTACCTCAAAGCCCTCATCTTCTAACCATAGGCGCAATACAAGTTTTGCAGCCCGGTGCTTATAGCTTTCTTTCTTCAGAAAGGTGGTGTGTTCTCGTCTCTCTCCCATGATTCGCTATAGGTTATTATTGTTTGTGCAACATTTTTCATTAGCCAATTGGTATTATCCCAGTTGGTATCTCTCTGAAATCTTCCATTGACATAGTTGTATTTAAGCTCTGACACTCCGGTCTTGCCGAGATATTTAAACTTGATTTTTTGCCAGTGCACCTCAACCTCGTTAAGTAGTATGTTTCGGTTGTCAGACTTGCGGTGTACTGTAAATCCATAGTCTGCTTTATTGTAAAAATTGGAGCTGCCATTTATGTCATACAGCGATGGAACTTTTAATTTTCCCGCTGCATCTTTATCCATCTTTCTGGGGTGTGCAACGAGAATCACAAGTACCTCATTCAGACGGGCAAAGTTGGTTAGCTTATCAAGGAACCGGCTGATGTATTGTGTTTCACTGTCTTTGTACTGATGCTCAAGACGGTTGTATGGATCAATAATCAAAACCTTTATTCCCTTGCTCTTAACGAGCACCTTGCCGGATGTAAGGATATTATCAACAGTAAAGTCATCCTCGTTCAGGATGTAAAAGAAGTTCTCGTTAATGTATTCGATTGCCATCTCATAGTCCATATCCGTGGCCGTGGCCTTGCTGAACTTTTTGCCGATCAGCTTCTCAAACAATTTTGAATAGTGGTATTTCAGAGGGTAGTTTTCGGGAGTAAAATATGCGGCCTTCCACCCGTGCAAAATGTTCATCTTCATTACCAGGTAGTCAACAAATTCAGACTTACCAGAGGAGGGTATGCCTGTGACAATAGCAAGCCGTCCGGTTTCCCACCTAATAAATTCATCAAATGGTTCATTGATAATTTTTCCCGGAGGGACTCCCTCTGTGAATAAAGACTGGATATCGTTACTGATATGATCGACTGTAATGATTCCCTTTATAGGAACATAGCGCGCATCTTTTATCAGGGCAGGGAATTCAACGCCGCCGTACTTTATCAGGTATTCGTTTGCATCCTTGCAGTCTTTGAAATTTACAAGGAGGCAGCGCTCCGGCCCCAACCTCCGGGCAAGCTCATCCCTGAGCTCTATGCCTTTGGTATCTTGATCCGTTGCGAGATATATCCGCTTTGTTTTTTCAAACAAGGAAACATAGCTATCGAGATATTCGAGTTTAACGTTTGCTCCATTGGGAACCGATATTACATTCATAAATCCGCAACCTATAAAGCTCAACGCATCTATTTCACCCTCAACAATAATGATATCCTCATAATTTAAAATGGCATCCTGGTTGTAAAAAATCAGTTCAGCCCCGGAAAACATTTTGAAACTCTTTAGCGGTCCCCGGTATTTGATGTTATAAAGTTTATCCTGAAAAAAGTAAGGGAAACATATAGCCTCAACCTCCTTGCCGTGTTGTGGCATAAATTCCATGGTTGTGTAAACACGCATTTTCACAAGCGTGTCCTGTGAAATCATCCGGCTGGTGAACCACTTTACTGCATGATCAGATAACTCCGTGATATTTTTCCATTCTGGAACCATGTATTGCTTTGGTTCAGCTGGATTAAAAACATAAAATGAGGCAGTGCAGTTATGGCAGTACCCTATGTTGCTTTTGTTATTCCAGGCAAGGCACTTGTCTTTATTTTTTTTCCTATGAGCCGAGCACTCAGGACAAAGGGTGCGTTCTTCATCCAGTCTGCCCGATGGGGTGTACTCATACAGAGCACCTGTTATTGTTGACTTGACTTTCATACGGCCAGCTTTGTTACCTTCTTTTCATTCTCAGGCTTAAACCACACACTGCGCATCTTCTGCTTCCAGTTCAGCACCGGGTTGCCGTGCGAATCAAACCAGTTAGCGTCATTGTAATAATGCCAGCGAGTTGCACCAAATTCAGGATCATAACCGTTTTCATCAAAGAAATTTTTCACCTCTTCTATTGAAGGTTTTTTAAAAGGCGCTCTCTTTCTTTTCTTTATTTCTGTTTCATTATCTGTATCTGTATCTGTATCTGTATCGGGTTCGGTTGGGTTTTTTGGGTTACCATTTAAACCCACTGGGTTATTTGGGTTTTTATCGGTTTGTTTTGGTCTTCCCCCTTTTTCTCCGTTACTCTTATTTCTCAGACACATAGCCTCATATTTTTTCAAGTCCCTTTTAAGCTGCTGTTTAATGGGCTCAAAAATTATGTCAGTAAGTCGGTCGGGCGCTGTAGGGTTTTGATCATTGACATAGCCGAAGAAGTGCTTTATTAACCTTCCGGCTTCGTCATCGGACAGCTTATTAAAAATGCTGATCCAATCCGCATAAACCACTATCGCCTTTTTGTCCTTGGCCATTGCCTTACAGATTACAAGTCTCCTAATTCATTTTCTACGTGCTTTAAAAACTCTCTTGCCTCAGGTTCGTTAAGCTCTACCATCATGAACTTTGTGTTATTCATCTGGTCTGTAATAGTAAATACGAGAGTACCTTCAGGTGTTGACTTACACTGCAAGCCGGTTGCCTCGTCTTCGTCAATGAATACTTTTTTTATTGCCATAGCTTATAAATTATAAGCCCCCACAAACAGCAAGCCCCCAGGTGCGTAGGAGTTGAACTTCTCCAGCCTGAGGGGTGCGTGCCTGTGAGGGCTATTCGTTAAAAATGATTTCAGTGTCATGTTCAATTTAATTTCGCGATTCAAATATACTACGCTGTTTTAATATAAGCAAGCATTGTCGTATTAATTTTGCTTATTTTTCAACATGGCAAGCTGACTTAGAAGCTCCTGCTTATCTTTCTTCAGCCTGCGGACTTTTGCAGAAACCTCCAGGAGCCGGTGTTGAATATTCTTGTAGAACTTGTCAGCCTTGAACTGCCGCTTTTCTGCGTCGGTAGCCGTGAATAGTTCGTCGAAGTTTTTTGCGGTCCGCTTCAGTGCTTCATTCTCAAGGTAGAGGATCCTGTTCTCGGTCTGCAAATCCTTTATAGCCCGCTGTGCAAACAGCAGCTTTTCAAAGTCGTTCAGCTTATTCGGAACGAATATTTTACTCTCAGTTGGCAGGTTATTTTTCATCTTCTTTAATTTTGCGACGCCTGTTCTTGTTCTTTTCGGATGTCGAGTTTGAGCTTGTACTTATCGATGATACCTTTTGCCTTGTCGCTGGCGGGATCCTCGGCAATGATTTCAAGCTCAACCTGTAGCATGATTACCTTTGCCAGCAGCCTTGCCCTGCTCTCTTCGAGTTCACGGATTTTGCGGTAGGGGTTCATCTTAAAAAAGTGTTGCGTGTGATTTATTTAATTCTGTTTTTGCGTATCCGAACCTTGCAATATCCTCTTTGCGTTGCTTGGTTCTGTTTATCCACTCCGTTGCGTCTTTAAAAAAGTTCTTCTTAATCTCAAACCCGTAAGCCTTTCGGTCAAGCTCAATAGCCGCAATAAGGGTGCTTCCACTTCCGGCAACCGGATCTATAACTACGTCCCCCTTATCGGTAAACAACTCAATCAACCGCTTCAGCAAGTCAACCGGCTTTTGCGTTGGATGTATCTTTTCGTTATCCATATCCTTAGTCCAGTCTATGCAGTTAAAAACCATCTTTCCGTTGTTGTTGAACTTTGGCAGTTTCTCCCTATAGAACAGAACAGCATATTCACAATTCCCCACTACTCGCATATTAGCTTTAAGGACTTGGGCTGAGAAGTTTTTGCGGAACACGAGATTGATGTAGTTATTCAGCCCGTATTTTTTAGCAAGCTCAATCAAATAGAACTGCTGTTCAAATTCACAGAAGACAATCATACATGGAGCCTTGCCGACTTTTTTGGGTTCTTTAATAAGCATCTTTGAACAGAAGTGCATGAACTCTGCAGGCCGAAAATCTTTATCAGTATCAAAGAACTCCTTACCAGCAAGTTCACTCTGCCCGTTCTTATTATCGCCTCCTATGTACCACGAGGGATTGCTGCCGTATGCGTTCTTACCCACATTATAAGGTATGTCAGCAATAATCAGTTGCGCCTTTGGGATCTGATAGGTCTTAAAATTTTGGAAATGGTCGTTATAAAGCATGATTCTGTTTTAGTTTTTCTTTCACTAATTCTGCTGCCTGCCGTTTAGCAATCAGCCCCACAATCTTAAAGTAAGCCGCTGTGTCGTGCCTCTTTATTGCACGACGCTTTCTGAATTGGAGGTATCGGTCACGGAGGGTCATGGCCTGAACTTTGGATGATAACAATAGGCAACCTGAAGCCCTAATATTGTCAGCTGCCAATAGCCTCCGACAGTCATTCCACTATACTCATCATCTCTGATTGGATAATGCCGAAACACAAAGAACCATGACCGCTTATAACATCCATACAGCCACCACGCCTTACGGGTCATATAGCCTATCCTTAAACGTCCCCAATCCCTACGCCAATCCCACTCAATTTTAGTGGCATTAAATGGTTCTGCCCTTTTCATTGCTCGGTGGATTTGATTGCGGTTTCAATTTTTATGGCATAATTCCCCGCCCTATCTGCTCCAGTACCCTTAATGACCTCGCTGATGAAATCCACAGCAAGTACATAAATTGTATCCCGCTGCCGCAGCAGTTCACTCGGCAGCAGGCCGCACTTCCGGGCGGTGTTGCATGCGTCGGCAAAGAGTTCTGCCAAAGCCTTATACTGTTCAATCTCTAAATAGCCACCACCAACCTCGCCAATAAAAGCGGTGTCAGTTAATATGTAGAAGCCATTTCGCGCAACAGGCTGAGCCTTTGGGTAAACGGATTCTCCTTTTGTGATTCCAAGTTCTTTCATGCTAACTCCTTAATTTTCTGTTTGTACTTTTCAATGATCTCCATAACATCACTTCGGGAGTATTTATGCCCGTGCATTTTATAATAGGCGGCACGTTGCTTCAAGGCTTCAAACCTTTTCAGTCCTATCCTCTCTGGTAGATTCTGTCCGTATTCAATCAGATTACCGTGAAGGAATCTGTTGCAGTAGGTACACTGGCCGTGAACGTTGTCCTCGTCAAATCTTAACCCGTCGTAATGACCCACGTTATAGTAGTGTCCTGCGTCCATGTGTCTTACTTCTTTAATTTGTCCACAGGAGATACACTTGAAGTGACTGCCGCCGGCTGCGTCACGCTCCCGGATGTACTCATTGAATACGACCTGGGCGAGTTGTTTGAGTTTAGGAAGGGGCTTCATAGGTTCATTGCCATTTGCTGTTCGGGTTCGGGAATGTTGATATTCAGATATTCGGAAGCCCAGTCACGTATAGCATCCACGTAGGTCATCATCTCCGTCGTGGTCATGTCACGCTTCAATCCTGGCACGAACATAATCTCGCCCGTATGACGGTTCAAAACTTCTCTGCTTGCAAACATTGACTTGCAGTATTCATCGACCTCGGCAATGGTTGTGAACTCCCATCCGGCATCGGTCAGTCCTTTCAATACGATAGGGTACACCTGACCATACAGCCAGCGAAGCTGTGGGTTTGACTTGCTCCGGCGGTATCTCTCAATGGTTAAGCGATAGCGTCCCTTCAAGGCGTTAAGCTCCCGATAGAAGTCGGATGAGTTTACCACCCTGAAGGACACGCCGTCACCTATGCCTATGGCCTCAAGTTTCATGACCTCAGTGTTACCGCTATGCTTGTCGTGCTTGTCTTGGCAGGCGGGTAGATCATCTCGCCCGTCTCAGGGCTGACCGTGCCACTGGCGGGAACAGCCTGAAGAAACTTCTCACGGGCTTTCTTCTTCTCGGACAACTCTTTGATCTGAGCATCCAATATTGCCCACTCGCTGTCACCTGTTGAAGAGTAGTCATACTTGACACCCACCTCACGGATAGACATCTTTGCTCCACGCCACTCAAAGGACTTGCCGTACTTCTCGGCCTCGCTCAAGACGAACGCCCTGATCTCTTCGTCTGACCGCAGCTGTTTGATCGTCTCTTCCATTGCCTTCAGCTTCAGCTCCACGTCTAACGGGTTGTACTCGCCACTAAGAAGCTCCTGCTTCATGTAGTGGATGAGATTGCCGATCTCCACATAGGTTATGGGAGCATCGGCAATCGTTGATAATGCTTTGATGGTTTCCATGATCAGAAGGGCAAGTCACTTACTACTCCGTTATCCTGCTCATCGTGGACCATTGCCGGTTCCTGGAGCGTCTTAAACTCATCGGACTGTTTGATTTTGTCCTTCGTGTACTCACTCAGCGTCTCAAATACCTTCCAGTCGAAGTTGTCAAACGACAACGTGCGGGATGGGTTGACGGGGTTAGGACACTGCTGTCCCTTCATCAGCCGTGAGATGGACGACACAGTGACATAGGTCTTGTTGGGGTCCTGTTTGCCAGGCTGATGTGTGATGGTCAGCAGACAGGGAACGCCCAGCAGTTTGGTGATGTCAAACTTCGCAGCCTCAAGCTCGGTGAAGCCCTTGCCTCTCCAGCTCTCAAGGTCCTTACGGAGTGTGCTTTTCTCGTGCATACTCAGTGTATAGGTCTTGCTGACGCTGTAAGGCTCCGGGCCTTTTCCCTCATTGAATACGGCAAGCTCTTCCGGCAGCTCCCAGGTCAGCATGACCTTGTGTGCCTTCTTCTTCTCACCGTTAAATTCTGTGTCGATATGGCCTAATTCTACCATTGAGTAGCAGCGGGCCATGTAGGTTCCTGGTTCCACTTTGGCAAAATCATTGCCTTCGGGTTTTGTTGCGTAAATTGGCATTGTCGTATTGGTTTAGTTGTTAATAATGATGGTTCCTTTTCCGTTACAGACAGGACATGACCGCCAGTCTATTACTCTGTAGCAACTCCCGCAGCGGGAGTAAGCAGGGTTTGTTGATAATGTACCACAGGTACACTTGTGAGCGACCGCCTTTTCACCTTTGCAGTTAGGGCAGGTTTGTACTTTGGTTGCAGTTTTTGTTTCCATGTTATATTTCTCCTGTGTTTCTACACTGGTAGCATCCGGTCCCGTCGCAGTTGCGGCAGATGCCATGCTCCGGTTCTTCTTCCAGTTCCGGCCACTCGATTCCCTCGCTGGTGCTGTCGGCAACCATGCGGCCTATCACTTTTCGTGCGCCGTCAATCTCGGCAGCAGCTGTTTCAAGTATGCTTTCAAGGGTTTCCATTAGCTTACTGTTACAATGTGAATACTTGCATCTTCAATC